CGATCTGCACTAAATTCATAATTCCGGATATGACCGGCAGAGTATGGCAAGGTTGCTCTTCATATGACAATGTGCTAACTCCGCTTGAAGCAGGATTACCGAATATAAGTGGGTCTTTATTCGATATTCATGCTGGGCCTACAATGGCAGGAGATGGAGCTTTTTCGATAGACAAACTATCATATCAAGACAGCATTGGTTCTACTCCATTTACGCACTATTACGGAAATATAAACTTTTCTGCCCAAAGATATAATTCTTATTATGGCGCCTCAAATAAACCAAGGGTAGATAGTAATCAAGCCCTTATGATTATAAGAGCTTGATTGGCTTTAGATTGCACCGTACTTGAGCCACCATATAGAGCGTTAGATTTGTTAGCATCAAAAGTAAAGCCTCTAATAAAATTAGATGCATTTTGTACTGGTGAATACCCCACAGCAGGAGAAAAAGACTGATCTAATTCCGAAAAAGCTCCTCCAGAACCAAATAGACCATTTGTAGATTCATTAGCGAATGACCGATTATAAAAAACACCGTTTATATTCGGACAAAAGGAGAACAAAAAAACTAACATACAAAAACATTCACGGATTTATGAGCCTTTCGGGCGACCACCGTTTTTAAACGTGTTCTTGAATTGCAACATGTCTAATAGTGGATTATTGCCATTCAAGACTAAAGAGCCGACCGGCGTATCTATAACTTTCTTTGCTGTGCGTACATCTTCTGCTGGCACTGATGGCATTTCCGGCAATAGTGAATTAATCTGCTGTTCTAGCTGAGTAGCAATTTCTCTAACATTGCCGTAATTTGTAGCGCCTATCTCTTTCAGCAGGGCTTGTAAATCCTTAAAAATCTTCTCTAACTGCTCACGGTCAACGGCTAAAAGCTGACCGTATTGCAGTTGAGCATTAATGAATTTCAATTGAGTTTGTGAATATTTCTGCATTTTTATGGCTTCTAATAACAATAAAAATAACGCCCTTTCTGATGTTAGCACAGATTCGGTTAAGGAATTGCTGGCACCCGTAATAGCTAAAGGTGATAAGGCTACTTTCAGGGATATTTACGAGTGTATTTGGCTTCCTAAAAAGCGCTCTACGATTGTTAGCTGGAGACAAGAAGCTGTAAGGATTGAGAGAGTATTATTACCAGCCCTAGGCGATAAGCCTATAAAAGATATTTCGCCGACTATGGTAATGACAGCAATCGCAGATTATGAACATAAGATACCGACCCTGCAACGTTTATGCATGAGGGTTAACGAAATTATTAATTTTGCGTTATGCGCTGACATAGTAGACCGCAATCGGTGTGCTAAACTTAGGGTAATCTATCCGCACAAGAAAACAGAACATCTTGCATATTTACCGGCTTCGGAATTATGCAGATTGTTCTTGTTACTGAATAAGGAAAAGGTGCCGGCATGGTTTAAGCTGTTTGTGATTTATCATATCTACGCAATGGCTAGACCGAATGAAAGCGCATCGCTTAAATGGGAATATATAAAGGGCGATGTTATAACGCTTCCTGCGACACTGATGAAGGGTAAGCGGGAACATAGAATTTGGCTTTGCCCGCAGATGCACGAATTGCTAAAGGGTGTCTATGCACTGTCACAATATAAGAATGATTACGTGTTCCCGTTCGGCAGGGGCGGCAAACACATAAATAAACAGCACATTGCAAAATGGCTACAACATTCAGTATTGGCGGGACAAGTCACGGCTCATGGCTTAAGGGCAACCGGCAGGACGTGGCTTCGTGATGTCGGCTGTCCTGCTGAAATAGCAGAGGATTTTCTAGCTCACGTTTACGGCTCACCAACAGAGAGAGCTTATATTAGAACTGACTTTTTAGAGCAGAGAAAGCCTTACTATCAGAAATGGTTTGATTACATTAAAAATCAGTTATTTATTTCAATGTCGCTTGATGACACCGCATTATACGGCATTAATGCTAAAACCAAGAATTTAAAACAAATTGGAGATAAAACAAATGACACAGACAGTAACCGGCTATCACTTTGATAGTGATAATAAGTTTTATGACGGAACAAGATTAGTGCAGATAATTGACGGAGAAGCTAATTTTCCAAAAAACTGTATAGAAAAAGCGCCGGCAGAAAAAGATGGCTATTGGTACAAGTGCACTGATGGCAAGACATGGACAGCTGTCAAGAAGCCAACCACTTGCGCAGAAGCTATCAAAGCAGGATTATCCGCTGTTTCTAATTCACCTAAACAGCACGACAGAGAAGTATGCACATTGTTGCAGTCTCTTGCTGATGCTGAATCTGATGCATACAGAATAAAGACCGATTCCGATACTCTTTTAATGAGTATTGAAGAAATCCCGGCACCAACTTTTAAAGAAGTAAAAGAGAAAAAAGAAGCAGAGCTTGCAAGCGTGGCAGGGCAATATGACCAGTACAAATGCGATTCTATGTATATAACATCAAGTCTTGGATACAAAGTTAATGCAGACATAAGAAGCCAAACTAATATGCAAGGCTTGATTGATGTTTTAGACGATACAGCAACTACACTGTATAAAGACTATGACAATAATTTCCAGACCGTTAATAAAGCAAATCTTGAGACAATGAAAAATGAAGCCATTTTGAATGGAGGGCATTTATATCAGACGAAGTGGGAACTTCAGGCTCAAATCGAAAAAGCTACAAGTATAGAAGAATTAAATGCAATCGAAATTAAATTTACAATGATGGATTTTTCCAAGTCTTAGCATTTTTTCCGGTAAGTGGTGGGGTTGTTAAGGTCTTTTCTACGCTCCACCCTCTCCTTAGCCGTTTTTTGATAGTGTCAACACTTAATCCCGTCAATCTTGACCATTCAGTTTGACACTTTGTGACACCATTAAGTGTCAACTCGACAAGTCCACGTTTATGCATTCTTTGCTGTTGATCTAGTGTAGCCCAACAACAATTATTGGGAGAATAGCCAAGGTCTACATTTATTCTATCTATGGTAAGATTTTCTTTATAGCCATTTGTCAAAGCCCATTTTGCAAAATTGGAAAAATCTTTGCGCCATTCATCGCAGATAGTGATACCCCTTCCACCGTAATTGGAATAACAATCGCAGGTTTTGCAATAGCATCGATTTATCATATGTCTATAAATAGAATATAGTCTTGTCCTTGATTGATTATGAGTTCTTGGAGTGCCGCATTTGCGACACTGGGTAGATTTGCCACTGGTTAAATTCCTCGCATCTACTGCTTTTATAAAACCACATTTGAGGCAACGGCATAGCCATAAAGACCTAGCATTATTTTGGTGAACAGGCGAAATAACAAACCAATTGCCAAAAATACAGTCAGAAAGATCTTTTTTACGAGAGCACGCTTTACATGAAGAACTTTTCCTTCTCAACAAAGCATCAGATCTAACACTATGAACAGCTCCGCATTTGCATTGGCAACGATAAAAAATCTTATGTTTTTTTGTGGTGTCTTTAGATAGTACAAACCAATCACCAAAAGTACGCCCTGTTAAATCTAATGCGTGTCTAGACATGTATACACCTATCTATAATTAAAGGATTTTTTATAAGACTATATTATCATAAATGGGAGTATAACAAATGACTTTTCAAAGTCTGAATAAAAGAAATTAAGCTCCAATTTTTGCGAATTTTGGAGCTTAGTAAAAAATAAGCGCCAAATTTTGTGTTTTTTGGAGCTTAAAACGACATAACCCCTCACTAAGAGGGGTTAGAGGTCATTTAGGCTAAAACTGTTTTATAACTTTATTGAGCATTATACACGATAAGGACGAAAAATGACTTTTCTACAGCATATAAAACAAGTGGGAATTGCGATAGACCAGCTGATAAATACTCTTTTAGGCGGTTTTGCCGATGAAAGTTTGAGCGCACATTGTTTCAGGGTGGCTAGAAAGGGCTATTGGTATGCTAAAGCTTTAGAGTGGTTTATCAATCTATTATTCAGACCTTTTCAGAAAGACCATTGCAAAAAAGCGTATGAGAGCGAAATTGAGAATAGACAGTTGCCGCCTGAATATCGTAATTAATTGATGTGTAATTACAGATAGACATTCGTAATTACGAATATTATCCGTAATCAGGCAAGCCTTATTTTTTATTCAGCGTTCAATATTAAATCAAACTCTGCCTCTGTAAGCTTTAATACTTCTCTAATTGTCGCCAGCTCTTTACGTCTTAACGTATCCATTTTAATTTTGTGATACAGGAATTGCTTAGTAATCCCTAAAGATTCTGCAAGCGCTGTATAGTTAGTACCTTTCAGTTTCAACAGCGCACCAAGCACGACTTTTAGCGTTGCTTTTTTAAATTCTGTTTCCCGCTCAGAATTTTCAAAATTTCCGCATAGAACGCCGTTCTTGATGTCGGTAATATAAACTACTTGCCCGCCCTCTATTTCTTTGTCCTGAAGCAAATCACGGCAAAAATAAGCACGTTTAAAATTCATTCTTTCGATCCTTCCCTTTTTTTAGTTTTTAGGGGCTCTGTAATTCTGCCATTCTTGAAACCGGCGCCAATGGTTAGCTCGGATTCTTTGTGTTTCTGTAGCTTTTTAGCCAGCTTAAAAGCCTCTTCAGGTGAACCGGCATTTATTGTGTAATGCATTAAAACGCCGGTTTCTGCAACATGGAAAATCATTAAATATCCTCTGAATCAAACTCAGTCTCTTCAACCTCGTAATCTATATCTTTCTGCAAGTCTTTATCGCATTCTGCAAGGTATCTTTCAGCATTTCTTTCTTTGTCTGCCATGTCTGAATCAAAGGTTAGATTTTCTTCTACAATCTCGCCGGTTGTTTCATCTATTGAGCATTTGAACACGCTACCGTGTTCTGTGACTTGCGTGTTTAACCAATCAACGCATGAATCTACTTCAATATTTCGATGATTTAGTTTGCTGTAAAAGACGATGTTTGCAAAAATTTCTTTCATCTTGTTTACCTCACTTCGGATTAATATTCGCAATCCCACTCGCTATCCCACCAGTCATCTATGTTTGATAGGTCGGCAACCTCGCACATGATACCCTCTGGGCTATGATTGCAATTGTTGATTCTTACACACTCAACACCGTCATCATCAAACCAGTGCCAAACATAAATCGTGTCATCATCGTCTAACTTTCCGTTTTGAGCTTCAAACTCTCTTAGTGCTTTTAATGCTAATTCGTTCATTTTGTTTACCTCTTTATTTAATCTAAAAAGACTTTACCGTGTAAGCCAGTACCTTCAATGTTCAGATCTAAGGCATAGTCGAATAGATCTTCGATTATTTCCCCCGTCATCATTGTCTACGATTTCATCTCCAATCGTGAGATAAGGATCGATGCCATTTGCTTTGCATAAGCCGTTAATGTACTCGGCTTGCTCTTTTTCGCTTAAGTCTTTAAATTCGTCTTTAGTTAAAGTTTTCATAATGTTTACCTCTCTGTTTGATGGGGCGGATTGCTCCGCCCGTTGCTGTGTCTGTTATTCAGTGCAAGCCTTTTTTATTTCTTTTAATTCAGCTATCAGTGAAGTTTCTGCTTTTTCATAATCTGCATCATCGAGTAAATCAGGGCTAAAAGCACCACCGCCATGTTCACAATGATTGCCAAATGTGATTACTTCAATTTCAACGTGTTTATTTTTAAAAGTTGTTTCAAACACGATGCCATAAGCGTTATAAGCCTTACTGATAATTTTAAAATCTTTGCTTACTGCTTTAGTGATTCTAGCTTCTTTATTCATAGTGTTTACCTCTTAAAAGATTATTTATTTAACTTTGTATACTTATATTATAGATAAATTTATGTAAAAGTAAAATTATATTATTACTTTTATTGTGATAAAAATCACATATTGAGATAAAATAGAGTGTGATTTGACTTTCTGTAATAAATTCATATAATAAGGATATGCAAGTTATTTCTTAGCTTGTTTACCTCAAAAAATTATGCCCTGCTGTTGCAGGGTATTTTTTTAGTTGCTTCATGGTTTTGCAACAATCTTTTAGTTATTCCATGCAATTGTAGTATTATGGCTATATCATAATTTTGTCCTCAATAAGTTATGACGGAAAGAGCACCAAGAACATGCGAGCGTTCAAGGTGCTTTTTTTATGTCTACTGAGTCCACTTGTTTTTATTGCAGTCCTTTTTCAATATTCTTGCCTTGTATTCTTTTCCGTCAGTTCCAAAAACCTGCTTATAGATTGTGAATGCGGTGCAGTTTGCAAGCTCTGGGTTAAATTTCTTCATTCCGTTAAAGCGTCTTGATGCGATTGTTTTTATTTCCCTTTCATTTTCTTCTCTAGCGTGAAAAGTTGAGGTCATAAGCATCTCGCCCTTGTTTTCGGCGCAAATGTAGAATGTCCATAACATAATGTTTGCCTCTTTAAGTTAGTGCTACTATAATTGTAGAAGCTGTAGTGTGTGCTGGATAGCATGGTGTCTTTTAGTTAAGGTGCTTGAGTTAGAAAGCCTTTTCTCGTTATTTATCCGCCTGTTCGCTCTTGCTGATTATCTCGTCCAGTTTCATATTGATTGCTTTCATTACTTTCTGCCCCGTTTCAGACACCGTAAGTTCTTGTGCGGAAGTGGCGCCAATCATTAAATAAACAGTGTTGCGTGATGGCGTTACACAGAAAATTAATATCGCCATCAGTGCCAGTATTAGAATTAATTTTAATTTTGTACGTGCGACCTTAACAATGTCAGTTACGGTTTCGTCATCGTGACTATCAACTGCGGCCGCAAACAGAAAGAAACTAATTACTAATAGAATGCTTACAATTCCAATACAAATTAAGCATAAAGTCTGAATTGAATCACAGAGATCTGCCAAATATAAACAAAAAGCAATGCTCATTTTTTAAACCCTCGTAATTTTCTGTAAAATATTTTTACATTTCCCGATATGCTCTTTGATTTCTTGTTCTCGCCGCCTTCTTTTCGCTTTGTTGTTTATTGTTTGAATATCCGGCGATTCAAATCGTTCCCAAAAAATCAGTTCATCTTTTACCAAGCTGGCAATTATGTCTAATTCCTCAGCCGTTAAATTCGTGATGTTCATTCCACAAGCTTCCCGATAAACTCATCTGCAAACCAAGCTTTTCCGAAGTGCTTGTTAAACCAGCGTCTTGTAATTTTCTCGAACTCTTCTTTTGCTTCTATACAGTGAGGAATATTAAAACCTTCTTCATTTACATTATTTGTTAAATCTTCATACAGCGTATGAGGGTCAAAACATTCTTTCGCATATTTACATGTGTAAACAAAAACTGATTCACCAGTTCTTTTAGCTTCTTCGGTGGCTTTATCTAATGACGCAAAGAAAGTCACAGGAATGTCGGTCACAAGCTCACCATCTAGTGCAACGAGAAAGCAAACAGCAAAACAAATTTCGTTAGGTTTATACTTTTTAAACAATTTCGCTTTCGTAATTGTTTTTTCTAAGTCTTTAGATGTCATTCTTCTACCTTTACCCCGAATGGTTGCTGTTTACCATTTCTATATAAAATAAACATATCAAAAAGCTGTTCCCATGTAAGAGCACCGTATAAAGGCAAAACTAAGCCATTTTCAAAAAATCCTGTTACCATAAGCGTGAATCTTTCATCTGTTCTTTTGTGCTGAAGATTTAATGGACAACCTAGCGTAGTCGCTCGATTAAAATATTTTCTTATTTCGTCCTGATTTCTGAAAGGTCTATATGTCTTTTCTTCTATAACTTCTTTTACTTTATCTTCAGGAATAAATAAGCCATACGAAAAATTTCCACTGGCAAAAACACCGCTCGTAGTAGTATGCGGGTAAATTGCATTTAATTCTCCATGATGCCAATAACTAATATCATCATAGCAAGTATCTGAAAAGTATCCTTTTTGATTCAAATACTGCTTGGCTTCTTCACAGTTAGCCCAAGAGTACACATCTTTCTTATCAACTTTAGTCATTTTTTACCAATCCTTTTTACTCGTCATTAAGCGCAATTAAGACATAAGATTCACCGTCTTGTATAAATGCTCCCACGTGAGCAACTTTGCGGTCTAAGTATTTATATTGGATATCTTTTACATGAAGATATTCATAATCACTATAGTCTTCATAAAAATTTGCACTGTAATGTAATACGATTTCTTCGTCAGCGTCCATAAGTTTTAATAAGTACTTTAATTTCATTCTTCTACTCCGAATGGTTTCCAATCCCCATTATCCTCATCTTGCCATTCATATGCTTCGAACAGCTTTTCTAAATCGAAGAGCCAAGTACCCAAACCAATAAGTGGTTCATCAAGACGAATTTCTGTTATTAGAACTTGACGAACACGCTTATCTGCTTTGTTTCGAATGTTAAGCGTTAAGCCAGCGTATAAATCTTCGCCTGTAACATGTATGTGCTGGCATAATTCCTTGCAATTCTTAAACGGTCTGTATTTCTTTGCTTCTCTAACCTCTTTCACTTTTTCGGCAGGAAGAAAAAGACCGTATTTATATCTATCATCAAAAGAAGATCTATCATTAAAAGAAAAAATCTCATCTATATCATTAAATGGATAAATCTGCGTTAACTCTCCATGAGACCAATCATTTAAGTCATCAAAACAGCAATCGGAAAAATAACCAAATTTGCCGATGTACTGTCTAGCTTCTTCACAGTTAGACCACGAATACACATCTTTCTTATCAAATGTCTTAGTCATTTTTTTACTTACCTCAAAATTTAAGAAATGGGCGATTGCTCGCCCGCCTTGATTATTCGTCTCTCCAATAAGTCCAAGCATAGACTTTAGATAATCCGTAACGCTTTAAGTAAGTGTTCAGACGTTTAGTCAGCTTCTTGATTTCTTCTTTATAGGCATTAACCAGTCTTTCAATTTCAGCTTTTGAAAGCTCAATGAAAGAGATGTCTGTATATCTTTTTGGCGCATAATCATCAAAACAAAGCTCATAGATTTTGGCATTTTCGTAGCTCTTATAGACAAGTGCACCGGCGTACAAGTCGCAGATTTTTTCTTCAAGCGGCTTTAAATTCTCTTTGATGAAACATTCAGGGTTTGTTCTAGCATTGTGAGCACTTTTACCGGCTTCCTGCATCTCGCTTCCGTCAAGCGTGTCAGAATACCCATAGCAGAATCTGGTAATGATTGAGGGCTTTTCGATTAGGACGTATCCGCCGTTGTCTAGCTTCACGGCGTTGGAGATGCGCTTATTGTAATAGGCAAATACGCCGGTGTCCTCGCCGTATTCTTTTCTGATTTCTTCAGATACTTCTTTTTTATATAGATATGTAGTCATTTGTTGTTTACCTCATTTAATTTATTTAATTTATAATATTTAATATATTTAACATTATAAATAAAAATTTACAAAAATACAGTATTTTTATAAAAAATTAAATATTCATCACAAAAATAAAAAGGGGCGCAGATCGCAAACCAACGCCCCTTAAATAATCATAGATCCCTTGTTGTTTATGGAAAACAACAATTTATTATAGTCCTTAAACACAGTGAATTTTGTTTAATTCGTCAAATTCTGTTAATATACGATCTCAAACACATAGTAACCTCTAGCCCTGCCCTCGTCAGCAGGGCATTTTTTTAGAACTCGGCGCTTGTTTCTTTCTGCCTGATTCCTACTGTGTAATCAAGATGGTCGCCGTTATAGTTGTATTCATCTATAAGGTAATCCATGACGCTGTTGCATAATTCTTCGGTTAGTGCTTTTGCATCTGTATGCTGGCTAAACACCTCAGGCAATCCCTCAACCACCCCATAATATTTTTTATCCGCCTCATAAATATGGATTTTGCATTTCAGAGGATAGCCTATATACATAAAAAATTTCCAACCAAAGGCACCAACCGGAAAACTAAGCATTTTTTTAACCTTTAAAATCTAACTAATTCAAATCCGTGTGATATGAATAACAATTAACACTATAAGGAAACCTAAAGAAAGCCCAATTCCAACAAAAGTAGATAGAAAAATAATGTTACAAACTAAGCCTACATCTTTTAAGAATTTAATTAACCATTTCTTCATTCCAGTCATCTCTAATTGAAGTTTTTATAAAGTTTTCTATTTCTTTCGTGTTATCGAAATCATAATTAATCTTACTTTCATGAAATTGTTTCAGGATTTTTAATGCGATTTTGTCCGCTCTTGGTTCAGCAATTAGAGGGTCTGTGTCGTTTTCACTGTCTTTAAAAGCAAAATGAGCACGTTCGTGCACAATTTCACGATCTTGAATTTCAACATTAAACTTTTCTATAGCTTTCTGACCTTTTTCTAAGGCTTGCTCAAAATTATATAAACATGCTGGCATCATTTGCCCCTCTCACGTAAAAACTGCTTAATTCTATTAAGCAAATCTTTTATTTTTTTATCTTTAGCTGTATATCCGTTGGAATACATTTCATTTAATTCTGCAATTAAATCCAGTAACTTAAAAGTATCTTCGTGACTTAGTTCTAATGTCATTTTTTATCTTCATCTAATTCTTTTAGCACTCTTTTTACTTCGGCAGAATCTAACGCCCCATTTTCATAACCGGCTTTTGCAAGTAATGATGTTAGATAGATTAGTTTTGCCTGTCTGTTTAGCGCCTTTGCAACATTGCCTACATCGATCTTGCTGTTGAGCTGGTCATAGATGTCAATAATACGTATTGTTACCCAAACAATAATCAGAATTAAAAAGCCAATTGCAGAAAAAATAATCCCTAGTAGCGTTGAATCAATTTCCATAACTGTCACCAATAAAAAAGCATTTCACAAAGCGTAAAAATAACGTCTAAAATCAAAACTAGAACTAATAAATAAAGGTTATCTTGCAGATTAAAATATCTTGTTTCCATACAGTCTAAATGTCGTGCATGTCGTAAGCTCAACATAACAGCTAGCGCATTAATAATAATTTCTACAATAAATAGCAGTTCCATCAGCTAGACTTCCTTCAGTGTAATCTGCATGAAGATTGCTTTCTTTCTAACAACTTCCTTTAAATCATCATCAATATAGGTAATCTTTTCTACTTCGAAATGTTTTTGGCTGTTCTTATAGGGCAAAACAAATATTATTTCCGTGTCGTTGTGAACACCCCTTAGTTTCAGCGTAAGTTCTTCTCTGTTCATAAGTCACGCCCTAACCTTAAACGTTCTTCTAACCTTATCAGCTTGCCGGCTTTCTGCTTCTGCACTTCTTTGCACAAATGAAAATACAGCTGTATCTGGTCAAGACAGATTTCGACATCAGCCATTTCTTCCGCAAGCTCCTGCAAGTGCTCGCCGGTTCTAAGATACTTGCAGATTTCCTTCTGAAGCTCGCTTAATTCTTCAATGCAGATGACCAGCTGGTGCTCAATACCGCATTTTTTAACTACCTCTTCATAAATATTTCTTTGTGATTCGATCATTTCTGAATCACCCCGAATGGCAACCACTCGCCATTATTTTCTATTTCGAACGTGTTAAATAGGTCTTGTAGTGAGTACATTTTGCCGTTGAGACAAACGCAAGCCGTGCCTTTCTGCATAATGATATTTTCAATTCTAAAGAAAAGCTCTGTATCCTGCATGGCTGGTACTCGCAGATGCAGACACTTGCAACACTCGATAATATCCTTTGCCGTGTCGCTGAAAGAATCCCATCTTTCAATGTCCGGAAAAGCCACTACAATGCGCCCTAATTCGTGCAAATCTTTACAGGCTCGATATTTAACTGTCTTAGTTTTCATTGTCTGAATCCTTGGAACTTTCCAGTACATCATCTAGACAGTTTAGAATTACTTCTCTAAGCTCCATCAGATCATTAGTAAGAAGAGCCTTACAGAAGGGATTATCTTTAAGTGCATAAAGTCCGGTTACGTATCCGGCTTTTTCGCTATGCTGATTTAAAAAGAAAATCTGACCGGTTTTTCCCATTTGTCTATCCAAGTAGAAAAGAGCCTTTTTCAGATCCAGCTCCGGCATGCCTTTATCTTTATAGCGGAAGCAATATTTCATCACATTGCCAAGACAGAAGGGCAATTCCTCGCAGAGGTCTAAAGGTTCTAGCTTGATGGCGTGTTTTTGGTAGTGTTGCGGGTGGTCAACTAAATCATTTTGGAATGCTTCATAACTCATTTTTTTATCCTTTTTTTATCACCTGTAAGATGCTGTAATTAGATCCTGCATTTCTTTGGCATAATGCTCTTTATCCAGCTTTTCCTGCTTTTCTTTGAATGAATTTAATTCATCAAGGGCTGATTCAATGTAAGTTAAAGCGGTTTCAGTGTCCTGCGCTTCTATAGCCCTTTCTATATCTTTTATGGCAAGTTTTGCATCAGTAATTCCCTGCTCTTTATCCTCAGCTTGCATCATGCTTTCGGCGTAGTATTCAGCTCCATATGCGTTAATCATTTTTTGTTTACCTCAGTTAAGAATCTCTTTGAAATAATCCTGCATTGCGATGCGGTCTTTTTTGTTTTCCAGCCTTGATTTCTTATATTCGTTAATCCTTTCCGCTATCTCGTCTAACAAGCTTTCCTGCTGTTCTTCATTGGAATCAGCACAAGAAGCGATTAATGAAGAGATGCTTAAAATTAAATCTTCTCTGCTCTGTCTCATTTCCTTTTCCTTGCCTCTTTTAAGCCATTTAACCAGTCAATAATCGCTTGTGAGCTGTAAGTCTTGCGCCCGCTTTTTTTATCTACAGTAGGATAAGGCAAGCCCCAAAAATCCAAGCTTGGAACTGCGCCGGCTCTGCCATGTGTATGCAGGGCATCTTTCAGTTCGCAACTGCTGATGAAATTCTTTTTCTTGCAGAGAGCTAGCAAGTCATTACCGTAATTCAAAATCAAATCAATCGCTTTCAGATGGTCAATTTTTCTATCTAATACAGCTCGCATTGCAGAGCATCTTGCATACCCATCAAGGGGCGGGCGCTGATTTAACCATTTTTCTAACTTTGATACAAACATCTTCTTGTCCGATTAATAAAATAAAAATAGAACTACATACATAACCAGCGAAATGCTAAGGCACTTCAGGGAAAACAGTTTTAAATCACGCCAAAATAAGGCTCTAGCCTTTCTGCGCTCTATCTGTCTTTCAACCTTTTCATAAAAAGTCATTTCAAAAATCCTCTGTAAATGAAAAATATTAATGTTTTGCTGTAGTTCTTTTATTTAATTTTCAGTTACATAGAAATAACGTTATCTTTTCCGGCAAGCACCTGCATTTCCAGCTTTTCAGCTTCCTGCAATCTGTCCAAAAGCGCCTGCCTTTTTTCGTCCTTTTCCTCACTGATTCGCTGTTCATAACCTGATTCAAAAGCTTCAGTTAATAGAGCTTCTAGCGCAGACTGAAAATCAAAGTTGTATCTGTCGATTTCTGTGTGCTGTCTGCGAATTTCGATTCTTTCTCTCAAAAATCTAGCCAGTGTTGCAATTTCTTCTTTTTTCATTTTGTTTACCTCAAATTAATTATTAAAATGGAATGTCATCATCAATGTTTACCGGTGCTTGCTCTACTGACGGCGGTAATGGTTCCTGCTGTGGCTGTGGTGTTTGCTGTGATGCATTGTCTTTAGCTTCTCTAGGTTTAGGATTTGCTAAGAACTTCTCATACTCACCTTTTAACCAGTTCAGATCATCTTCAAACTGTACCGGTTTTAAAACTCCGGTTTCGACCTCTTCCTGACTTAACTTGTTGGTGTTGTAGAATTTCCACGAATAGAGAGGATAGACACCTCTTTCACTCTTAAAAAGTCCGGTTTTGGCGATGTTTAGAAAGAAAACCAAGCCAGTGATGTTAGGATAGACTTTCGATATGGAATCAAAATTTCTGTGTTCAAAGCTTTCATTTAAGGCGTTAGGATTCTGAGCCACACACAGAGACAGAAAATCATGCATACGGGCGCTCTGGTGTTCCTTCCCGTCCTTCATGTAATTACGGATCCTGCCTCTGAACACGTTGCTTGAGCGGGTTTCTATGTTGTAAGTCTCAAAATACAGCTCTAAGACTGTAGTGCCTTTCTGATTTAATTCCTGCGCAAATATGCATCTAGCCTTGAAGCTTTCTCCTTTAACGTCAGCATCAAACTTTTCGCTGGCATAGCGGTTATAGGCTTCCATGTCTAAGTGAGGATATTTAGACAGATTTATTTCTTCTGTCTGCTGTTGTTCTTTTCTGTCTTGACGGACAAAATTTTTGTCTATACTCAAACTCATTTTTTAATCCTTATATTCTTTAACTTCATGCACTGTTCAAGCTGTTGTCTCGTAATTCCCATGTACTCTGCTATTTCATCTATGTTCTGTGTTTTTTCATAGATTCTTGCTAAGAGTGAGCAAAACTTACAGCCCGAATTAGTCTCTATTTCATCAATTAGAAGCGCTATTTTTGTTTTAACTGCTTCCGCTTTTCTAATTCTCCGGTGTCTTTCGTAGAAGCGTTTAATTTGTGAGCTGTTCCAGCCCTCTCTTAAGCGCTCCCTGACCGTTTTCCTGCACAGATTACTTTTCTGTGCCAGCTTCGTAATATTCATTAAGCAGAAACTAATGATTTGTTTAACCATTCCAAGAAGTCAGCCTTAATAAATCTGTACATGTCACTCTTGTTGCGTTTCAGCATACGTACCCCCTCGAAACGTCCTCCCTTAAGCCATACATTGAAGGTTACGCTAGAGATACCTAGAATCTTTTGGATTTCTTCTGAATTAATTACAAAGTCGTTCTTAGTCTTAATATCTAAGTTAAGCTCTTTCTGCGCTATTGGAGCTTTTACCGCTTCCGGCTTAATGTCAGTATTGATTAATGTTTTTGGTTTCATTTTTTCACCTTAAATTTCTGAACTGTTTAACTTGTCAAGAAGTGCCTGCTGATTTGCTGAAGCTAGCCCGCTGTTGGTAATCATTTCAGCGATGTTTTCAGCGGTAGTGCCTTCAAGCTTTCCTGCCTTAAACTTATCAATCATGCCAGCTAATGTTTTGAAGGTTTTTTCTTCCTGCTTTTCTGTAGAGCTTGCTTTCTCTGCTTTAGCCGGTTTTTCAGGAATTGCCTCAGGCTTTTCCTTTTCTTCAAAGAAGTCCTGCACCTTACCGATACCGTCAACGATTGAACGATATATAGAGCGAAGCTGTATAACATGTCCTGCTTCAAGTGCTCCGATGTTTCTCTGCAATCTGCTTTCAATCATTTCTTTTGAAACGCCGATTTCCTCAAAGGCGTTCAAAAGCTTCTTGATGGCTTCAGGATTCATATCAACGTTAGCCTTCTGTGTCTCAATGCAGATTTGCATGGCATCTTCAATTACATCAGCAGGAATTAAGGCTTGCAGACAGGCTCTAACACGTCTGCTAGCATTGTTGGCTTCAAGTTCATAAATGTCTCTAGGATCTGAGAGCTTGTAACTTCCCTTGCGGGTGTATCTGATAAGAGGAACTTCAAAAGTACGCTCTTCTTTGGTGTTGGTTTCTTTATCCCATGCGTAAGCCTGAACAATTGCCCGGTCATTGTTGCGTTCTAACTCTCTCCAGCCGCTATCAATATTGCCCCACGCACATTTGATAGCTTCTAGAAGTCGTATGCTTGCTCCAGTGATTGAACTGCCGCCCCTTGAATAGCTATAGATTGCGCTGTTAGCTAGAGAAGCACGGCAACAAGCGTTTTTAATGCGCTCTACGGCTTTCTGTTCATCTCTAGGAAATCTCTTAGCGATAACCAGTGATGCCTGAACTTCCGCAATTGCCTTGCTTGATTCAACGTTGGCTATAACATCGGTTGTAACAGAATTGACGGCAGGGAAATTACTTTCTGTCTGCGGTGCTGGTGTTGGAAAAAACTCGCTCATTTTTGTTTACCTCATCGATTAGATTTTGTTAGAAAAAATTCTTGAGCCCTTAACGATAGATGTGTACTTGCTGTATAACTCCGGATTCTCGGAAGCAAACAGCTTTTCATCGAACTTAATCTTGTCTTTGCTCTGTTTGTAGGTTGCAATCAAAGTGCCGTATGCTTTTACGCCTTCATGGTTATCAATTACGGCTAGAATCTGCTTCTTGATTTCATCTTGTTCAGCTTTTAGCTCATTAATCTGAGCGCCTAATGAGCCATATTTCATAGCATTGCTGAAAAGCTCTTTTTCTTTGTCAGTTCCAGCAAGATCCAGCACGTCATCAACAATCACCTTTGATTTTTTCTGTAACTCATCAAAAGCTGATAAATCAACCTTTGGCTCTTTGTCAGCAATGACGTTCTCAAACAAGAATTTTTGGGCTATTTCTAATAGTTCATTAGCTTCATTCTCGTCATAGTGAATAACGTAAATGCGAGGCTGTGGCTCGTAATGAATCAGAGCGCTTAACACGGCAAAATCAGGAGCTTTTTCTTTGAAATTAGCTTTCAGAATTGCCATCTGCCACATTACCTGAGCACGATAATCGGCAGGAATTTGAGAATCTTCTTTCACGATATTGCCGCCGGCATCAATCAGAGAGCCTTCGCCCCATGCGTTTTTTACTGGGTTTTCGATGTTCTTGCATTCGCATATAAATGCTCCTAAGTGGTTTTCTATGGTTTCGTCTATCTGACAAGTAAAGCCTTTAAAGTTCGGGTAAATAAGGCTCATTCCCCCGCCCAGCTTGCCATTTAACAGCTCGGAAGCTTCGTAGGCAATTTCATGCTCTAAAGCCTGTCCTCTGCGGGTCTTGTAGTTGCCGCCAAAAGGCTCTTTTCTGCGTTTCATCTCTAAGAAAACGTCTAGAGCATTGCGAAACATGCACTTGCCGGCAATTGCTCCAATCTTGGAACCGGAAATAGTTAGACTGTGTTCAGCCTGCTTTTCAGCGCTCCAGCTGGTAGGAGTAACAAAATTTGAGAAATAAGCAACCGCATCAGCATAATTTTGCTTAACGTAATCTTCGTAAAGGCTTTCTGAATAGTCCTGATTTAAATTTAAATCCTGCTCCATTCTGTTTACCTCGTAAATTTCATTAACTTTAATATGTTTAATATTTTATACTATTTTTAATAAAATTAAACATTATTTAATAAATTTTTGTGATTTGCGTTAAATTTTAAAGATTTTATTTTTTAAACGATTTTAACGAAAACAATTTTATTAAACCATAAGGTTAAATAAAAAAGTTGTTATCTTCCAAGTACATAAACGCATTACGAGCACTTTCGATTAGATCTCTGCGTTTGCTCTCCAGTAGCTGAACGCTTAATTTTTCCCCATTCTTGCGAATAAGCTTCTTTATGACGGGGATTGTGAAAGCGTCAACGCAATCCCAGCCTGAAATGATTAAAATCTCGAATAACTTACGTTTTAAAGTACTGTCGGCGATGGCATAAGCACAAGCCTTGTCAATCGCTTCGGCATCTGCATCAGTAAGAATTGGCAAGCTGTCTTTTAACTCCCTTTCACCCGCATTAATGTCTAATCTCGATATAAGACACTTGTAGTGTGTAGGAACACCTGAACGCTTCCTGCTCCATTCCGCATAAGCTTCAATCCATAGCGAAAACGTCTCAAAACTGTTAGCCGATTCTGACAGAGCTGGCGATATTTTGAATTTTTGCGCCATTTGCGCTAAATCGCTATCTGTTAGACTTCCTAATATAATTTCCTTATCTGACATTACAAAACGTCTCCTGTAAGAGCTGACGCAAAATTTGAAAGGGTTTTTAGAAATATTTTTCAAAAGAACTGCGCTCTTTTTTCTCTTTCGTGTTTTTCTTTCAGAATTTTTAAAATTCTCTCATTACGAGACTGAGCTTTGTTCTTTGCCTCTGTCTCAACTGATTCATGGATTTTAGCAACGCTTTCCTGCAAGTGAGTGAAATCTATTGAGCCATTCATGTGACCGGTCAAACTGTAATACAGCATATCAAGTGCTTGTTTTCTGATGTCCTTACAGTCCGTAAAGAGGTGAATGAGAATCTTGCACATTTTATCGGTGAACTGCTTCGGCGCTATCTCACTGCGATTATTTTCATCAAGCCCCAGTGCTTTGCGCCTATCCTCTGGTCTTAGTGGATAGTTAATCTTATATTTTTTGTCTAAGCCGGTTTTGCTGTAAAAATCCTGAGCAATCTTGATGCAGTCGTTATAAGTGCCGATGAAGTAAACGTTAATGAAGTCACCGTAACGATTGCCGGTAAAAACCATTTCTTTGCTGTCGGCTATGCGATAGGTGTTGTCCTGATAAGCCTTCATAAAATCTTTTTTATCTTTGTTGTAGGTGAAACTCGAGCTGTCATGATCTGCCAAGAATCTCAACTCACCAAAAGTTGCCCTTAATGCTCCGGCAATTTCCGGATCTGCCACCACATAATCGCAGGTGCTTGAAAGACTTTTACAGAATTCATCAAAGAATACACCGGCTTTTCTTGCTCTGCTTTCATCATCAAGCCCCTTGTAACGTTTTATGCGTTCGATTATATCTGCTGGTGTCGGCATGAATTTAGATATTTTCATGTGCTCATTGATGGCTTTTTTGACCGCATCAAAATCATAATCGCTTAAAACATCAGCTAATACCTCGGCTTGTTCTTTAGTTGGATCAAAATTCTGATTATAAAACTTGGCGACAATTGTCCATAAGCTCAGTAATTGAGTGATTTCTTCTTTGCTGTACATAACACTACCTCATAAAATTAGAATGGTTCTTTACTGATAATTTGTTTTTGCTGTGTTTGTGATTGATCGTTACTAAAAAGCAACTGCTCATAATGTTTATTCAATTCATCAAAAGACTTCCCCTGCGTTGAGTTTTTTACGAAATTTTTAGGATTCTTTGAGTTGTCATTAAGCCACCGACTAGCGGCCATGCGCCAATCTTTAAGAGGTACTTTGCTCTGATACCAATCACACCCCTCGTACCAATTAAAAAAACTTTCCGCTGTCTCTTTAAGGTCTAGCTTTGCAAGATTAGGCTTTTCGGCTTGATGTTCTTTAACGAAAGCCTCCATGTAAGCTCTAACAGTCTCTTGCGTTCGTGGTTTAGGTCTGCGATCTTTGTTAAAGTCTTTGCACCTTGTAGGAAGGATTAACGAATTAGATTTTTTAGATTCGGACTTTTCGACAGATTCGAAAGAATTGAACTCATCGGAATTTTTTTTATTGTCCAAAACCTCAGCTTCAACTGTCTCGATTTTTTCAGATTCAGAATCAGGATTATTTTTATTCGTATCTAAGTTTTCGGTTTCGGTTTTTTGGGGTGTGTGCACACACTCAGTTTTATACTCTGTTTTATATTCAGTATTAATATATCTGTATTTAAGGTCAGTTTTTTGACTGGTTAACAAGTCAATATTTTTACTTGATATCTGGTCATTATTTTGACTGGTAGCAGGTAAATTTTTTGACTTGTCTATATCAGATAAAATTTTTGACTGGTTAAGATTTTGACTTGATACTAAGCCATTATTTTGACTGGTTTCATCTTTGTTTTTTTCATCTTCTTTGTTTGTGTTTTTACCCATAAATTTTAAATATGCTTTATGATTTTTATTAATGATAAAAGTCCTAGATCTTTTTTTATCGTCAACACTGAAATCGACACGCTTAAACACAAACTTATCATTAATTAATGTTTGTACGATTTTAAGCATCGTAGGTCGTGAACACGTTGTTATCCTCATAATTTCATCATTAGTTAAAAAACATTCTCGCTCCCCTTTATTGGAGAGTGCCAATAGACGACCGTAGGTCAAAACAAGCCCCGATGGATACTTATCAAGCAAAAAATCTAAATAGTAGAGAGTTATAACGCCTTCCATATTTATCCCTTTGCTGATTTGCCAAAATAATTAATAAAAATGGGGTGATTGGTGTTAATTGTGAAAGTTCTAATTTTGGTTCTGTCTTTAACTTTTACGCTAAAATCAGTCTGCTTAAAAACCAGCTTCTCATTAACTAGCGTTTGTACAATTTTTAGCATTGTGCCTTTGGAACAACCGGTAATTTTCATAATTGCATCATTAGACAGATAACAAGGGATTTTGCCTTCTTGGGTGAGATACAACAAACGGCCGTAAACTATAGCAAGTTGGCAAGAGTAGGTATTTGCAACTGACTGTAAATAAATCATTTCAATTGGTTTTTCCATTTTTTATTCCTCATTCTTTACAGTTATTAATCCGCCATACTTGGATTCTTTTATGAGGCACAGATCTTTCAAGTGCTTCAGATTCTTGTAGACGGTCAGCTGTCCAAGATTTAGAGATCTGCAAAAATCCTGCACGCTCATATAGCAAGAATCAGGCGCAAAATTATGGATTCTGCCGTATAGCAGTTTTTCGGAAGCGGTTAAGTCGCTCTGTAAGATATTTGCTGGAATGTTAACTACTGTCATAATCACGTCTCCATAAAAAAATAGAATATGTAAAAGATTTTTATATTTTATAGTAAAAATAATTAAATTTATTTTATTATTATAAAACTGTGATTAAAATAACAGTTTTATTTTTTAATTAGAAAAATCAATCTAGCAGGCTTAAAAAAAATGTGAGATATAGCTGACATTTTAAAAAATGTGAGTTTGTTTTATAGATATAATGTCCAAGTTATTTGACACGATAAAGATTAAAATTATAATTATAATTAATAAATATTAAACATTTAAGGACGGTTACTTATGATTGACAACTTTGAAAAAGCGCTAGTGGGTGCTAAAACCATAAACGAGCGAATTAAGTGGTTATTGAAGCTTAAAAACACGACACGTAAAGAACTGGCTACAGCTTGCGGAGTGTCTAAAGCTTCAGTTTCTACACTGACAACCGGCAGAATTGCCAACGTATCAGCGCCAACATTGTTTTTAATGGCTCACTTCTTTGATGTAGATCCGGAATGGCTTTTAACTGGCAACGGAAGCTATAAAAGACGTACAGATAAAGAAATCGAACATGCTGAAAAAATAACAGCAGGAATCCAGCAGGCGCTTTCCGGACAATTAAGCGAATTTGGTCTTGAAGCCATAAAAAGCAAATCGGTTTTTGACGGCGAATTTGCTTTCGTTAATTTCAGAATGTTAAGAATCCTTAATGTAAAATCAGAAGATTGTAGCGTTGTGGATATTGCTGGCGATGAAATGAATCCAGTTATCTATGACGGTGATTCTGTTGTTATTCACGACTATAAAGAAAATGGCGCTTTAAAGAACGGCAAAATATACGTAATTCAAAGCATTTTAACCGGTGCTATTGTTTGCAGGCGTTTGCTAGTTAAAATTACAACCAGTGAAATTCTGATGAGTTGCGAAGATAATGCTTATCCGTCTGAAATTTTCGATTCTTCCAAGTTAAAAATTTTAGGCAGGGTGTTAGCTGTTAGGAACAGAATTTTAAATGATTAGTATGATTTTTTGTAAGATTCTATAAAAAACAGTTAATAAAATATTGATTCTTCTGCATTAGCTTCTTTTGAAAAAAAACAGCATACACAAGAAATCCTTTTCTCGATAAATCTTTTTATTTTCAGTTATTCAAAATATAAATCAGTGCTTTAGGCTCATTTTTTGCCATTTTCTAAATCTTAGATATTTTATGTTTTGTTCAATTAATGCTTAAATCATACAAATAATTTGTATGATTTTCTGTATGATTGAAATTTTGAGGTTTTAAAAATTGGCTCGCATCACTGACAACTACTTGAAGAAAGCTGTTCCGGAAGAAACTAAAAAAATATTGTCGATTCGTATTGAAGATAATTTAAGTGTGCAGATAAAAAAGACGGTAACTGGTTACACACGCTCTTTTGTTTTTAGAAGCACATTAATGACTGGGAAGAGTTATACAGAATATTTAGGCTCTGTTAATGACTTAACTATTGCAGACGCCCGCAAGCTTGCAGAAGAGCGCCGGCAATTGCTGAAAGCTGGCTGTCTCAATCCTAAAGAATACATACAAACACAGCTTGAACAGCAGAAATTAAACGGCGATAAAGTTTCAAAGCTGATTGATTTATTTTGGCTGTCACATCAAAATTTAGCAGAAAGAACGAAGAAACGTTATAAGTGCACATTCAAAGCAATGACGGAATTACAGAATCTATCTATAAGCGATTTTTTAAAATCTGATACACCTTATCGCATAGTGAATAAAGCTGTAAGCGCTGGGAAAATTTCTAAAGCTGATTTTTTGACTTCAGCAATCAATATTCTTGCAGAAATAGCAATTGATTATAAGTATGCTGACAATAATCCTTTTTTAAGATTAAAAAGAATTGTTCCGGCATATTCCCACAAACATTTCAAAAGCGTCAGACCGGAAGCGATTGAAGAAGATATATATACACTATTTGATAAGTTTTTAAATCGGCGTGATCGGGGCTATTCTTTGACACTTTATTTTTTAACTGGCTTTTTTACCCTGCTCCGCCCGTCCGAAGTAGCAAATTTGTATTACTCTGATTTTGATGTAACAAAAGGTATTCTTTTTGTTAGACACACAAAAACACTTAAAAACGGTTTTTTCGTTTTTACGAATCAGTTTTTAAATGATTTGCTGGAATTTAACCATACTAACGCTAAAAATGACAGATTCTTTTCTTCTTATGACAGATTCAACCTTAATAGAGCTCTTAGGCACTGTAATTGCGATTTCAGTGCGCACGGTTGGCGCTCTGCCGGCATGGGGTGGTTAGTCCAGCATGGCACGCCTTTACACGTTGCAGATTTAATTTTGTCGCATAAAATTGGCGATTCTGTCACGCAGGCTTATCTAAGAAGTGATTTACCGGAAGAAAGGCAGAAAGCATTATTGAAGTGGAATGAGTTTCTTATATCAGTAATTCAGAAAGTAAAACCGGAGTTATACGAAGCGATTTTTATAAAAAAATAGGCGTGCAGGAATCCCAACACGCCATTTTGAACAACCTAACTAAAAGGAAGTAGAAAAAAAACAAAAAAAGTTACATACCACCAACAGAAAATTATATTCTTTTCTAATTTAAAATTTTTGATTTAGTGCACATTTTTAAACATAAAAAGTCTAACAAAATTGATAATTAAGAAAACTTTTGATATACTAACTTTAGTAGAATGTTACAAAAGTCTATAGATTAGACCAATTTAAAAATAAATCTTTCAAATTACAAAGAAAAATGCCCCGCAAAAGACGGGGTTTTTTATTATCTATGTATCAGGTTTTACTTCCGTTACCGCCAACCGCTAACCAGCGCCTAATGCCAGTCTATCAGAAAGGACATTTAAGGCTGATTAAGAGCACGGCTTATAGGAAGTGGCAGGAAGCCTGCGTTTACAAAGTTAAGGCTGATTTAGGACAATTCACGCAATTGACTGAAGATGTCCATTTAACTGTGATTGCACATTTTCCCGATAGGCGTACTAGAGATCTAGATAATTTGCTGAAAGGCACCTGCGATGTGCTCACGATGGCGGGTGTCTATGATGACGATTCACACATTACCGATATTCATATACAGCGTGGCGAAATTTTCAAAAACAACGGCACATTAGAAATTCAGATACAAGGAAAATAATAAACCAATGGACGAATTAAGCTCTTTACTGCCTCATTTAACTTCGGCGGTAATTGCTATTGCTGTTGCTTTCTCCCGCTCAACGCTTGCAAATGTTCCGCCAACTTGGAGACTGAGAATTTTTGATGCGCTGATTTGCGGTGCGTGTTGCATTGCTTTGTCAATCGTTACCAAGAATCATTTAACAAGCTATTACATGGCAGGCGATTCGATTGCGATTGCGTTTTGTGTTGGATTCTTAGGTGCAGGAAAAGTCTCGGATCTTGCAATCGAGCTAGCAAAGAAAAAGCTGAATTTTGGAGATGACAAAAAATGAAGTGGTGGAGTTATGTGGCTGAAATATTTTGCACGGGCTTCTTTGCGCTAAATGGTCACATTTGGTTATATCTAATTTTAACCATTCTTGGAATTTGCATCTATAAAGTGGCAATACATCAGAACTAAAAAAATGAAAGCTTCAAAAAATGCATTTTTAATCATTGAAAAGTACGAAAAATGCAACAAGCAAGCTATCTCTGAAGTACACGAAACAGCAAGACAGTTAAATAAAATCCTTGATGCTATAGACGTGCATCTTAACCAGAATGAGTTTGACAGCCTTGTATCCCTTTGTTTTTCACTGTCCACCAAAGAATTTTTAAAAACTCATCTATTTGATTTGCTAGAAGCTCACGCAGACAGAAAAGAAATTGCTAAAGAGTTTAAGTATCTCAATGAAGTGCGCATAGGCGGCACTATTCAGAAAGGCAGATCTAGCAAGTCATTAGCTGAAAGAAGAAAAGCTGAAAAAGAATTATTTTTAACACCTTTGTATATCTGCGATGTTTAATAAAGAATCATTAATCCATGCCGCAAAACTTGGAGCCAGCTTCATAGGAATCAAGCCGGATTTTAAGCTATCTGATGCAGGGCTTGAATTTATAAAGAGTTACGAGAGTTTAAGTCTTAAAGCATATAAGGCGGTTCCAACAGAGAAAAATTTTTCGATTGGTTATGGTCACTATTCAAGTGACATTAAAGCCGGTGACATAATCACGGAAGCTAGAGCATTAGAGCTTTTAAGACAAGACGTCCAAGCCACTGAAAAAGGCGTTAACAAAGCTACAAAATCAGTAAGAAGATTACTAGAACAGCATCATTTTGATGCGCTTGTATCTTTAGCCTTTAACATTGGTTTAGGTAACTTTCAGAAAAGCACCTTGCTTAAGAAGCTGTTACAGAAAGATTTTAACGGCGCAAGTGCTGAATTTCTTAAATGGCGTAAATCCGGCGGGCAAGTGCTTGCAGGGTTGGAAAAGCGCCGATTGGCTGAAAAAATGATGTTTGACTGCGGTTTTTATGGTTAATCTCACAAATCATTTTATTGTGGCTGGTGTTGCGGTTTGCGTTGGCTTCTTGGTAGGTTACAGATGCGCCGACAAAAGCGCACAAATAGAACAACTGAAAAGAGACTCCCTAGCCTATCAGCAGACTATTTCTAATCTTCAAAATACCCTTAATACAGAGCATAAATGGAATGAACAAGCAGAAGCGCAGACAGTTAAAACAGCGCAAGATGTGGCAGATGCAGAGCAAGTTTACAAGAGTGCTGTTAGTGGCATCAACGCTATTCTTGATAGGGTGCACACATCAGATCCCGTTAAACAGTCCGCAACATTGCCCGACACCGCCGGCACTGCCGGAAAATCTGCAAAGTGTCCAAACGTTAAATGCAACTGCAAAAACACAGAAGCTTTTAGAAGATTATCTCAAGAATTATTAATAATAAGTAAAGATTGCGATATTCAGAATTCTTATTTAAAACAGTGCGTAGGCTTGTATAACGCAATTAGAAATTAAGGTGCACTTATGGAATTGAAGATAGAAATGCGCAAAGTTGCGGACTTGTTACCCTATGCCCGCAATGCTCGTACACACTCCGAAGAGCAGATAAAACAGATTGCCGCATCTATAAAAGAATTTGGCTTCAATAATCCGGTTGCAATAGATAAGGACAACATGATTTTATGCGGTCACGGAAGAGTGCTAGGAGCGCAGAAATTGGGCATGGAAGAGGTGCCTTGTGTTTGTTTGTCGCATTTGTCCGAAACTCAGAAAAAAGCTTATATTCTCGCAGATAATAAAATTGCTTTAAATGCTGACTGGGATAATGATTTATTAAAGCTGGAATTTGAAGATTTAAAACTAGATGATTTTGATTTAAGTCTTACTGGGTTTGATGATTTAGAAATTAAAGACATTTTAGGCTTAGAAGAAGAGGAAGCCAAAGAAGATGATTTCTCCGGCGATGTACCAGAAGAGCCTAAATCACAAAAGGGCGATATTTGGATTTTAGGCGAGCACCGTTTGATGTGTGGTGATTCTACCTCAGAGAGTGACGTTAAAGCCCTGATGCAAGATGAAAAGGCTGATATGGTTTTTACTGATCCGCCTTATGGCATGAAAAAAGAATCTGAAGGCGTACTAAATGATAATTTAAATTATGACGATTTGTTAGCGTTTAATAAGTGCTGGATTCCTCTATCCTTTAAGTTTTTAAAAGAAAATGGTTCTTGGTATTGCTGGGGCATTGACGAGCCTTTAATGGATATATACAGCAATATCTTAAAGCCTATGATTAAAGCTCAAAAGCTTACTTTTAGAAATTTGATTACATGGGACAAAGGAAACGGACAAGGACAAAACGCAAAAGAATTTCGTTGTTACGCTCCTGCCGATGAAAAATGCTTATTTGTGATGTGCGGCGTTCAGGGCTTCAACAATAATGCAGATAATTACTTCGAGAAATGGGAAGTAGTAAGAGCCTACTTTGAAAGTGAAATAAAAACCCTTAATTTATCAGATCAAAAGATTGCGGAAGGACTAGGCTTTAAAGACGGTCGCTCTGTTAATCATTGGTATAACAAATCACAATTTGAATTCATCAATAAAGCTAACTTTGATAAATTAAGAGCCTTTGGAAGAAAGAAAAAAGCTGACTTCTTAAAGCGTGAGTATGACGAGTTAAAGCGTGAGTATGACGAGTTAAAGCGTGAGTATTATAAAACCCGAGCTTATTTTGACAATGTTCACGACAACATGAACAGCGTTTGGCACTTTGAGCGCACTTCAGTTGAAGAAAGAAAAGATACGGGAAACCATGCAACGCCTAAACCAATAGCCTTATGTTGTAGAGCTGTTAAAACTTCAAGTCGTGACAATGAGAAAGTTTTAGACTTGTTTGGCGGTTCAGGTTCTACGCTGATAGCTTGTGAACAGCTAGGAAGAAAAGCTCGCCTTATGGAACTCGATGAACATTATTGCGATGTAATAATAAACCGCTGGCAGGAACTAACCAACAAAGAAGCCGTTAGAGTTGACGGCGTTAAGTTTAATGCTATACAGGCTTAACCATGTCCGAACTTGGTTTTTAATTATTTCATTAGTCTAATATTTATTTTAGTTATTTTACAACCTTTAAAAAGGTGAAAAAAAATGGCTAGACCGTTTGCGAAAATTGACATAAAGCAGGTTAAAGCCCTCGCCTCTCGTGGTTTAACTCGTGAACAGGTTGCCTATAGTATCGGAATTACACCTCAAACGTATTACAACCGAGTTAAAACCGAGCCTGAAATAGAAGAAGCCTATCAGCATGGCAAGGCAGAAGGCATTAAAGCCGTTGCAAATAAGCTACTAGAAAAGGCTTTAACTGGTGACAATACCGCCATTATTTTTTACCTTAAGTGCAACGGATGGCGTGAAGAAAACAGCGTTGAAGTGAAGAATACAACACCAATCAATCTTGTTATTAAGAACGATTTGAAAGAATAATGCCTGAAATTAGCTTACAGAGTTTAATCGGAAAAGGTTACAAAACCTTCTGGAATTGTAAGAAGCGTTATCGAGTTGTAAAGGGTTCACGAGCAAGCAAAAAATCTACTACTACCGCCCTATGGTACATCATTAATCTGATGGCTAATCCTGAAGCTAATCTGTTAGTAGTAAGGCGTTATGAAAGGACTTTACGTGATTCTTGTTTTGCTGTCCTGCAATGGGCAATTCAACGCTTAGGTGTAGAGAGCTTTTGGCGTATAACTGTATCACCGCTAGAGATGACCTATATCCCCAACGGAAATAAGATTCTTTTTCGAGGACTTGACGACCCTCTGAAGATTACCTCTATCACAGTTAAAAAAGGCGTTTTGTGCTGGGTATGGATTGAAGAAGCCTATCAGATTGAAAATGAAGAAGATTTTAACAAGCTTGAAATGTCTATCCGTGGCGAAGTGCCAAAAGGATTGTTTAAGCAGTTCACGCTTACCTTCAATCCTTGGTCAGAGTGCTGGATAAAAACAAGGTTCTTTGATAATCCTGACAGCGACACTCTAGCGCTAACTACTACCTATGAATGTAATGAGTGGTTAGACGAATCGGACTTAAAACAGTTCGAGAAAATGCGCATCAATAACCCCCGCCGTTATCGCATTGAAGGGTTGGGCGATTGGGGAATTTCGGAAGGATTAATCTATACAAACTTTGAAAAAAGAGAGCTTCATTTAAAAGACTTCTTGAACAAACACGAATTTACCGCTTTTTATGGTTTAGATTTTGGTTTCACTGACCCTACTGCGTTTGTTGGCGGCTTCATTAATTTTGACACCAAAGAAATTTATATTTTAATGGAACTCTATGAAAGCGGCTTGACAAATCAAGACATTGCTCAACGTCTAAAGGATATGGGCATCAGGCACGAAGTAATTAAATGCGATAGCGCAGAGCCTAAATCTATTGAGGAATTACGCAAAGCGGGCATTAATGCAAAACCGGCATCAAAGGGCGCTGATTCAGTTAAATTCGGCATTCAGAAGATACAGAATTACAAGATTATTTTTGATGTAGATTGCGTGAACTTTGAGCACGAAATAAAAAATTATTGCTGGTCTAAGGATAGGCAAGGAAACACGACCGATGTGCCGGATCATGAGTTCTCACATTGTTTAACCGGTGATTCACTGGTTATGACGGCAGAAGGTGAAAAGCCTATAAAAGAGCTAGTAGGCAAAAACGGATATTTGTACTGTTATGACGGTCAAGGCAAATCATTAACCCGCTTCTATGATTGCAGAATGACTAGAAAGAACGCTCCTATTATTGAAATAGAGCTAGAAAATGGCAAATCAATTAAAGCGACGCCTGACCATTTGATTATGACTAAAAACGGTTGGAAAGAAGCCGGTCGGCTTACTGAACAAGATGAAATTCTAAGTGTGTAACTTTTATGCAGTATCAATATTTCAATAACAGAAAGTTTGCTAAATATCCCAATTGTGTTTATTGGCAAGATACTAGCACGACTGAGCGTATGCATCGTTATGTATGGGAATACTATAACGGCGCTATTCCTGCTGGCTATGACATACACCATATAGATCATAATGTAGATAATAACAGCATTGATAATCTAATGATGCTGGCTAAAGATGAGCATGCGAAGCTACATGCAAAAGAGTTATCACCGGAAGAAAAAGAAAGACGTAAACAAAACGCCCTAAAAGCGCAGGAATTTGCAAAAGAATGGCATAGCACCAAAGCAGGTCACGAGTGGCATAAAAGGCATTATGAACAGATGAAAGAACGCTTGCACGTTTTAAGAGATTTTATTTGTAAAAACTGTGGTAAGCCTTTTCAATCAACTAAAGCTGGTTCTAAATTTTGCTGTAACGCTTGTAAATCTAAGTATAGACGTACTTTAGGCTTGGATTTAATAGAGCTAACTTGTCCTATTTGTGGCAAAAAATTTAAAACAAATAAATTCGACCCTAGTAAAACTTGTGGCAGAAAATGTAGTTATGCAATTCGTAAAAGTCAAAAAGATAAAACAGCTATCGCCTGAAGATGTTTATAACCTAGAGGCAGAAAAATATCATAATTTTGCGATCAACGGCGGGCTAATCGTGCATAACTGCATGGATTCAATGCGTTACGCTTTAATGGACGTAAAACCGGCTTTACACATTCATAAGAACAACATTCAAATGTTGCGCTCGCAACCAAGACACAGATTTTAATTAGGAAGCAAAAACAAATGGCAGAAACCAAAAGAAAAGCCTCGTATGATGAAGTAAGACAGATGCTTTTAATGCCAAGACGCACTGTTAAAGCGTTTAAGAGTATTGAAGATGTAAAGCGTGAGTTTTGCCTTCCGGCTAATTTTTCCGGTGTTAATGAAGAGAAAAGGCTTGCTCTTGATTCTGCCTTTGACCGTGCTGGCGGCTATGATGCTATTTATAATTCGCTAAGTCAGCACGCAAGCGAGCTAGGACAGTTTCCTTTAACTTCTTTTGTTGGTTACGGTGCCTTACAGCAGATTGCCCAGCAGGGCATGATTAGAGCTTGTATTCAGACGGTAGCTGATGACATGAGCCGCCAATGGATAGAGCTCAAAGGCGGCGATGATACCGACAGCGACAAACTCAATGAGTTAAAGGATTTAATCGATAACAAGTATCATTTAAGAGAAGTATTTCATCGAGCTTTTACAACAACCGGCTATATGGGCGGAAGCTTTATATTTTTAAAGACTGATAGCGATGAGCTTCAATTACCTTTAAGAATAAACGATGAGAGCGCCGAGCTAAAAGAGGGAAAAAAGTTACAGTTCATTGTGGTGGATCCTGTAAACGCTAGCCCTATTGCTTACAATTGCACTAATCCATTAGAAGATGATTACATGAAGCCGGAGCGCTGGTTCGTGCTCGGGCAGGAAGTCCATGCATCAAGAATGTTGTCTATTGTTGATAATGAGCCGCCAACATTGTTGAAGCCAGCTTACAACTTCTTAGGCATTCCGCAAGCTCAAATCTTATGGGATTATGTACTGCATTTTAATGAGTGCAGAATCAGCACCGCAAGATTGTTAAATAAAATCAGTTTGTTAGTTGTTCAAACTGATATGGATTCTATTTTACAGTCTCCTTCCGGCGTTGCAGAGTTCGATAACAAAATGGACTTTTTAGCCCGTTATCGTGATAACGATTCTGTATTTGTGTGTGACAAGGATTCTGAAGCGGTTAACAATGTTCAAACTACTATTGCAGGGTGCACTGACATTGTAAGACAAGCTCTTGAAATGGTAAGTGCCATCAATAGAACGCCAGCCGTTAAACTTTTAGGCATTTCTCCAAGTGGTTTTAATGCAACCGGTGAATCCGACATAAGAAATTACTATGACTATATCCACTCAAAGCAGGAATTACACCACGACGAGATTCAGAAGTGCATTGAGGCTGTTCAGCTTGTAGAGTTCGGTCGCATTGACCCGTCAATTGGCTTTGACTTTGTAGACCTGAATAAAGAGAACGAAGCCAGCAAGGCAATGACCGCTCAAACCAAGATTGGCGCACTTGCTCAACTGTTAGATCGTCAGGTAATGAGTGCCGAGGAAATGAGGCAAGCAGTCAAGCAGGACAAAGATATGGGATTGTCTTTCCTTTCTGATGAGATGCCCGAATTTGAAAACGAGCAGGACGATTTCAGGACTGATAATCCTTTTGAGCAGATGAATCAGCAGGAACAAGATGGCAAAGAAAGTTCGGCTATGTAGAGCCGTTGAAAGCAATGTAGGAGAAAGAAGAGCGTATAAAAAACAGCTCATAAAACTGCATAAGCAATTCAATGATTTTATTTTAAATCAGCTGTTCTTGGAAATGCAGTCCGATTCTCACCTTGTTTTTGATGCCTCGCCACTTAGACCAAATCAGCGTGAAAAGGAAATTTTAAAGGCGATTAAGAACAAAATCCCTAAAGGCGTTAGAGATTTCAGTACTTATATATGGGGCATTATTTCTGCAAACATTTCAAAATGGCTAAGACTGTTAAAAACGGCATCAATGCCGGTTATTGAGAAGTTCGTTAAAAAAGCTGTAACTTCGACCACGAGAGCGCAAAAACAGGCTTTCATAAGTGCCGGTGTTAAGGTGTCAGCTATAGAGCAAGCATGGAGCGTACCTATTGTGGGCAGACAGTACATTGCCCCGCAGATGGCAAACGCTATGCCGGACTTAATCGAAGGCAACGTCTCATTAATCACAAAGATAGGTCAGAAAGACATTACTCGTATTGCTGATGTGCTAATCAAAGGTGTTGAAAGCGGTCTTGATTATGATGCAATTCGTGATGAATTAAAGCAAACCGAAGGCTTTGACAGTGCAAGAGCTGATAGAGTTGCCCTTGACCAAATCAACAAGATTAATGCACAAACACAAGAGCTAAACGCTAGAGCGCTTGGCTGTACGAAAGCCCGCTGGAAACACGTTCCCGGTCAATACACCTCACGTAAATCACATATCAAGTTTGATGGCAAAGAATACGACCTGAATAAAGGTTTATTTGATGATGAGGTGCAGAAGTTTGTTAAGCCCGCAGATCTTCCGTGGTGCCGATGCGTTTCAAGGCTGATTTTGCCCGAGGATATTCTAAATGAGTAAAGATAAAACACGAATATTAATCTATGACCGCGCATCTATTGAAAATTCACAGCGTTCAATTGATGAAAATGGTTATATGCACGTTGCTATTTCTAATGTGACCAAGGAGCAGGTCGCCCCGTATTACGGTGACGAAATTCCTAATTTTAAGCAGTTAGGTTTTAAGCCTGATGAGCTTTATCACGGCTATCGCCCTGCTTCCGAGTTATCAAAAGAGGAAACAATAAAGAGCCTTAACGGTATACCGATTTTGTTAGAACATCACCCCGACAGTGCTGAATCTCCTGCAAAGGAATACAGGGTAGGCGCAACCGGAACAGATGCGCAGTTCAAAGCGCCGTATTTACAAAATTCACTACACATTCAAGATGCTGATGCAATCAACCGTATCAAAGACGGTTCAATGCAGGAGTTATCGCTTGGATATTTTTATACGCCAATCAGAAAAGAAGGCGAATTTAAGGGCGAAAAATACGACTTCATTATGACAGACATTGCTTGTAATCACGTTGCCCTTGTAGAGCGTGGACGTGCAGGAAGTGATGTTTGTGTTGAAGATTCTGAATTAAGAAAACATCTTCCTAGCCATGATGCCGGTGACGGCAAGGAAGATAATTTGCCAACCGGCGAAGGAGCTTCTATGGAAGAAAAGAAAACTCTGCTTGACGAGTTCTTAAAAGAGCTTGCCGATGCAGGAATTGACACAGAGAAAGCAAAGGAAAAGTTAAATCAGATTTTTGGCGAAGCTGAAAAAGAGGATTTAACAGAATCCGAGGAAATCAAGGAAGTCGAAGAAGTCAGTGCTACTGATGAATGCGACAATGCCGAAGATGAATGCAAGGACGAGGGCGAAAAAGTCGAGGCTGAACAGAGCAAAGACGAAGAGCTGGAAACCGAAGCGGAAACCGAAGAAAAAGAGGAAGTTAAAACTTTTGATGCAGAAGAGGTTTTAAAATCTTGCGGACTTGATGCTGAAGATCCAATCGTTAAAACCGCTTTTCAGAAGGGTTTTGCGGAAGGCACAAAGTACGGTGAAAAGCTGGAAAAGAAAGAGCCTGAAAAACTTGATTCGGAGCATGAATCAGAAGGCGAAAAGCGTGCTCTTGGTGAGGATTCAGTTAGACGTTTAGTTAAAGCTGTTGAGGATAAATTCAACGCTAAATTTAACGCTATTGAAGAGACTAAGGCAAGCTTAGGCAAGGTACGTGCAAGTGCTTTTGATTCAGCAGATGACGTTTATATTTCAGCTTTAAAAGCTGAGGGCGTGAACGTTAAAGGCTTCAAGAAGTCCGAAGCTCGCACCGCTTACAGAGCACTTATGGCAGGAAAAGCAAAGGCAGTTCGCACTACCGCAAGCGATTCAGTTAAAAAGGTATCTAAATCAAACACTAGCAATATTTTAGCCGGTGTCAGAATGGGAGAATTTTAATCATGGCATTACAGAAAACTGTGGGTTTAGTTCCTGAGATTGGCAAAGACGGTCAGGAAGTTGTCATCGGTCAGGCAGAGTATTTAACTTACAATCCTCTTTCAGACGGTACAGCAACCGCCGGTAAATTCTGCTTCAATAAAGCAGATTCAGGCGATGGCATTGAGTTCGGTCATGCTTCACTGTCTGCAAGCGCAAGCGCTTATCCTTTAGGACTGGTAGAAGCCGTTGCAGATGCAACTATCGCTTCAATGGCTTCAGAGTATCAGTCTGTATATCCTGAAGGGGCGGCTTTAACCGTTGCTGTTAAGGGTCAGTATTACATTACTGCTCCAAGCGCTTGCACCAACGGACAGAAGGTATTTGTAGCTTTTGCAACCGGCAATATCGTAATCGGTGATTCTGCTGGAGAAGGTCAAGTTGATACCGGCTGGACTGTAAGAGTTCCTAACGGCAAGGCTTCCGCATCTGCCGGTGACATCATTATTGTTGAGAAATACTAAGATTAAAAGGAGATTTATTAATGGCTTCTTATGATTTTGAACAAGCAAAAGAAAAGGGCATTGTTGCTCCTTTTGCTACTGATTTTATGGCTTTTGATTCAGTCAATGGTCGTGATGTGGTCAATTACAAAAAGACCGCACTGGCTCTTGACGCCGCTGTAACAACCGCAAACATTGGCTATCCTAGCGCTTATTTTGCATACATTACTCCGGAAATTGTACCGGTTTTATTTGCACCAACTAACGCAACCAAGATAGCAACTGAAACCAAGTACGGCGATTTCACCACTGAGTATATGCAGTTCCCGGTTGAGGAGATAACCGGTTCAGTTCAGCCTTATTCAGATTTTGGCAATGCTGTATCTACTGATGTAAACTACAACTTCCCAGTTCGTGAAAACTTCCGTTTTCAGACTGTTATCAAGTTCGGTGACTTGGAAACTGAGAAAGCAACCGTTGCCAAGATTCAGCTTACAGCACGTAAACAGCGAGCCGCCGCTGTTGTCCTCGCTAACGCATCTAATAGATTTTATCTGTTCGGCGTACAGGGCAAGCAGATTTATGGATTATTAAATGATCCAAATCTGAATGAAGCAATTTCTCCTAATGTAGTAAGTTCTAATACCACATGGGAAGCTAAGACCAGCGCAGACACCGGCAATTCTGCTAACATCGTTTTTGCCGATATTAATAAGCTGGTTGCTTCACTCTCTACCACCGCTGGCGGTCATTTTGATGCTAACGCAAGAATGATTTTAGGCATTTCCAACGCGATGGCACCGTATCTGAATATGGCTAATACCTTCGGCGTAACTGCCAAGCAGTTAATCAAAGAGACCTATCCAAATATGGAGATTGTTCAGATTCCTGAGCTGTCTACCGTTGAGGGCGAAGAGCTTTACTTAACTATGGTTGAGGTTGACGCTGTGCCGGTTGCAGAGACCGCTTATAGTGAGAAGTACCGCTTAGGAAGATTAATTCCTGAGCTTTCATCTTTCAGACAGAAAGCATCAGGCGCAACTTACGGCGGCGTAATTAAACAGCCTGCCTTCATTGCAACCATGAAAGGCATTGCTTAAGACTTTTTCATAAGTGACCTTTTGGGGCTGAATTTCAGCCCCTTTTTTATATGTGCATTTTTATTGTTTAAGGAACGGAGATTTATAAAATGGCTAGACCTAAGAAAAATAAAACAGTAAAAGAAAATAGCGCTGTTGTTGTTGGCTCTACTAATGAAGTAGCAAAGCAGGAAGAAAAGACCGGCGCTGATGTGGTAACACTTAGAGTATCACTAAGACGTGGTTATGCGATTGACGGTGTACCTGATGGCAATGGCTCAACCAAAACCGTTGTTTTGCAGGGCTTAGACAGTGCTCTGCGTGGCAAGCGTCAAGGCATCTTAACCCCAGACGGCAATGCTATTTTTATGCAGTTGCCTCGTGCAGACTGGGAATACATTAAGAAGGTCCACGGTAAAGAGCGTATGTTTAATAGCTATCAGGGAAACCCTGCTTGTGTAGCTGAAGTTAGTTCTATTGCGGAAGCTAAGACCGGTGAAACTAGAGAGATTATCGAAGCTGTAAAGACCGGTTACGCCCCGATAGATCCGGAAAAGGTCGGTGTTACAGAAGCAAAAGAAGATTAATATTAAGGTTTAGTGTTTAGGCGGTTACAAAATGGCAAAAGTTGTATTTAATTACGAAGAGTTTTTAATTCGTTTTCCTCATATTGCTCAGGCTGTAACCGCCGGCACTTTAACCGAAGATATAATCACTTCAATGTATGGTTATGTAGCTGAATGGCTCGGTGATTCTGATTCTAACAGCCTTTATCCTTACAATCCTGATAAGGGCGTCTACATGAGAAAAAATCTGCTGTACCTCGCCACTTGTCACATAATAACTATTAGCTATTTATGGTCGGGCGGTCAAACCGGCAAGATAACCAGTGCAAGCCAAGGAAGTGTAAGCACTTCTTTTGATTCTCTGAAAGCAAATAGCACGATCGGCGATTGGTGGTTACAAACACCCTGCGGCTCACAGTTTTGGATTATGAGCGCTCCTTACAGAAAGGGCGGACGCTTCTATGGCGTTCCTAAGTATCACCCTTATGGCTAATTATGACAACAATATCAATTAATCTTAGCGGCTTAAACCAGCTGAAAAAAGATATTGAGAAAGCATCTAAGCAGTGGGTTAAAGTCGGTGTTTTGGCAGGAGCGACTTATCCTGACGGCACTCCGGTATCCGATGTTGCTCAATACTTAGAGTACGGCTGGACGCAGAAAGTTACTAAGAAGCAATTAGGTTATTTATGGGCGCACGGTGCGCACATCGGTCGTAATGCTGTTCTAAACATGCCCCCTCGCCCTATCTTTAGAGCTACAGCGGAAGCCAAAAGGGCTAAATGGATTAAGTTAGGCACTAACAGCCTAAAAGGCATTAATGAAAGCAATGCGCTCAACAAGATAACAAAGACATTACTGCTTCTTGGAATGGTCGCACAAGAAGATATACAAGACACAATTCAAAACGGCGGTACTGGTTCAGTCTCATTTGCCTTGCGTTCACCTATGACTATTGCAATGTACGGTCACGCAATCAATGCGGAAGGGCATAAATTAGACGACACGCCTAATCAGTCAACCACGCTAAAACCGCTTTATAGAAGCGGGCTTCTATCATCTTCAATAGTGTTTAACATTGAAAATTCCGGCATTAGTTCGTGGGGTCAGGAACAGCAGGACAATGAAGCACTAAAGGCTTTTACAAGTTCTAAAGAATACAAGACGGCAGAAGGAATTTATTAAATAACCGAACGGGCGTAAAAAAAATGAGCTTAAATCTACACGACATTGTGCGCAATACCATAACAGCAAACCTTGCAGACCAGCCTTTTTCTGTTATTCGCTCTATCGGTAAAACAGTTATTAATTCTGTAAGCGTAGAAAGTTACAAGAGGATTGACGGCTTTTATGGCAACTTTCAGAGCGAAGGCGATGCGGCTTTAAACTTTGCAAATTTAGGCGCTCAAAATTCCATCATTAGAAGGCTTTATCTATATGCAAGTTCAGATAAATCAACCCGTGTCTGGACTATTTACAGACCGCTTGCAAGAAGTGGTGATTACATTGTGGATAAAGATGGCAACTATTGGCAAGTAAGTGCGGTAATTGAAGATTTTTCTGATGCGGGCTGGGAATGTGTGCGAATCACTTTTCAGCAGACACCGCCAAAATTAAATATTATTGAGGATAGTCAAGAATGAGCGAAATATCTTTTAATTATCAAACGCTTATTACCGCTATCGGAAATTTTTTACGGCAGTATGTACGGCCGCCAATTGATGCGGATTGTGTGCTTTTAGGCAACATGCCTAATATGGTGCTTCCTGAAGATAACGACTACATAATTTTTAATATTCTAAGCGTTATCAGGCACGGCACCACGCATGAAGAGTATGACGCAGAGAATGAAGCCTTAACGCTAACCGAGACTAGCGAAGCGACTATACAAGTAGACTGTTATGCAACGGTTAAAGATACAAGCGATGTAGGCTTGTTAAATGCACAGATTAGAGCGCATAACATTGAAATGCTTTTCCGTTCCTCAGTAGCTTGCGACTATTTCAAAGATTACGGCATACGCCCTTTGTATGCTGACCCCCCTCAGAATACAACAATAGTCAGCGATTCTAACAACTATCTGCATCGGTGGACAGTTAATTTACACATTAACTTTGCAAATTCGTTCACGGTGCCGATTGAAGGCTTTACCAAGATTGGCATAAAAACAAATCAGATTGTAACGCAAAGCGAAGTCGAAAGTGAGCCGCCATCTAAAGTCGGTTTTCTGCATGTAGCAGAAGCCGACACGCATCTAAAAGAATCTTAAATTAATTTAAGGAGAAACAGAAAATATGGAAATTTCCGCAAATCAGATTGTGCAAGTGTTGCCGAGAATTTTGACCGGCACCGGCACAGATTTAGTTTTTAACGGGCTTGTTCTTGACAAGAACTCCGTTATACCAACTGGCAAGGCAATCAGCTTTTCATCGGCTTCAGCTGTAAGTGAATACTTCGGCTCCGAATCCGATGAATACAAATTTGCCGCTGTTTATTTCGGTGGCTACAATAATTCACAGATTAAGCCTAGTCTGCTGTATTTTTACAAGTTAACTCCTAGCGCTGTTGCGCCTTTTGTCCGTGGTTCAGAATTGACCCCTGCAACCGCATTGAGTGCACTTAAGGCAATTACAGCGGGAACAATCACAATTTCTATAACCGGCACTGAATACACAGCAAGTGCATTAGATTTAAGCGCTTGTACTTCTCTAAGTGATGTAGCATCTGCCGTGCAGACCGCTTTAACAACCGAAGGTGCAGGGCTAACTATTGCATATAGTTCTATCAATAATAGCTTTACCATAACCAGTGACACCACCGGAGAAGAACAGTCTATTACCTGTCCTACCGGTTCCGTTGCGGAAGCTATGGGCTTTGCAGAATCAACCGCCGTTATTTCTGCCGGTGCTGATGCAATGACCATTACCGAATCAATGAACGCCTTGACCGCAACTTTCCAAAACTTTGTGACTTTCACCACCCTTGAAGAGCCAAGCGATGAAGATGCACTTTTGCTTGCATCATGGGCTAGCTCTAATGCAAGTGCTGGCACAATGTATTTATATGTTTGCTGGGATTCTGATGAGGCTAATCTTGACGCCACTAATACAACCGTCATCGCAGAGCAGTTAAAGAGTGCCAATGTGGGCGCAACTTGTGTTTGCTATCCTGATGTACTTAAAGCAAGCTTCATAATGGGTACAGCGGCATCAATTGCGTGGGAGCAGACTAACGGCACTTTAACTTTCAAGTTTAAGTCTCAGGACGGCTTAGGCGCAGATATTGAAGATACAGAAGATGCAGTGGCGCTTGAATCTCACGGCGTAAACTTTATGGGCAATTATGCGACCCGTAATGACAGCTTTGTATTTTTAGCCAACGGTGAAATGTTCGGTGCTTGGTCATGGATTGATGCCTATCTAAACGCTTGCTGGCTCTGCAATGCTCTGCAAGTGCAGTTAATGGCAATGTTCACATCTAACCGCCGCATTCCTTACACAGAAGCCGGTTACAGCATCATTAGACAGAATTGCCGTGATGTAATTGAAAGAGCCATAAACAACGGCGTAATCAATGCCGGTGTATCTCTGTCTAATGCGCAGATTGCCACTTTAACAAGCGAACTGGGCGGAGACTATAGCGCTGAAATCTATCAGAACGGCTATTTCTTGCAGATTCTTGATGCAACCGCACAGACAAGACAGCAACGTGAAACACCGGCTTGCAACTTGGTTTATACCTATGGCGGAGCGGTTCACAAACTCACCCTGCCGGCAATTGCAGTAGTTTAATTAAGGGGGATTGAATAAATGAGTTTCGATATTACTTCCGCAAACGCAAAAGTGATTCTTACTGTCGAGAATCTTTATCCTACCGGCGTTCAGCTTGAAAACTTCAGCACTGATAATTCATTCACACTTGACGATCAGACAATAGCTGAAACACATATGAGTGTTGATGGCAAATTAACCGCCGGATATACGCCAGTTCCTGCCGTTGTGACAATTAACCTTGATGCCGGTTCTCCTTCTTATGAAGTTATGAGCAATATTTTTAACACTTCAAAGCTGAATCTGTCAGTAATGAAGTGTTCAATGCAGATAACCGTTCCAGCACTTGGAAAAGATTTCAGGTTAAAAAACGGCGTGATGACGCAGGGGCACCCATTGCCAAACGGCGACAAGATATTAGGAAATACTACATGGCAGTTCACTTTTGAATCTTGTAATAGTTCAAGTATTTCTTAATAAAAACAACTCCTTAAACAGAGTGCACTAAGTTTGAAGCCCTGCTTTTGTGGGGCTTCTTTTTGGGAGAAAAAATAAATGAGACTTACAAAAACAATAACTATTAATGACGGTGACATTGAGTACAAGTACGAATTAAAGCAAATGAGCGCTTTAGGTTTGCATCGTTGGGCTGAAAGGGCTTTATGTCTAGTGGCTGGTACTGGCGTTTTAGGGGCAGATGTGGGCGCAAATCTTGAAGATAACATCAAAATCTTGGCACAAAAAGTAATACAGAACGGCTTTAGCTTCTTAGGTGATTTGAATTGTGAAAAGCTTGATGAATTATTGCTAGAGCTGATAACCAGGTGCGCAAGGCGTGTCGTTGGCAATGCCACAATTGAAGTGACAGAGAAAGATATTGAAAATACACTGACTGACATTAAATCTTTGCTGGAACTGGAAAAGGAGTGTTTCTTCATAAATTTTCCTCAACTAGCCGACGCCAGCGAATCAATTTCCCCTACATCGCCGGAGACGGCAAAAGATACCTTAAAACAAGGAATTTCAGTTACACCTTTGCGCCACTAATTCAGCATCATTATTGCACTATCAAAGAGCTGGAAACCTATTACAGCTTCGATGATGCTTTAGACATGCTTGAGTGCTGGAGCGTTGCAACGTATAACGAATATTTAGCCAATAAACCTAAAGGGAAATAAAAAAAATGCCATCAGTAGCAGATGCGATTTGGATTAAGCTCGGTCTTGATACCGGGGGATTCAGCAAAGACTTAAATAATGCAGTGGGCGAAGTTCAGAAGAACGCTGATGCTTTAAAGTCCGGCGCTGATGGCGTTACAAAATCCGCTTTAGGCAAAATTTCGAGCGTTGCTAAGATGTTTCTAGCACCACTAGCCGGTGCAATGTCTATGAGCGCCATGCTTAAAAGTTATTTCTCGGGCGTGGCGCAAGTAGCACAAATGACGGGGGCTTACAGTCCAAAACTTGAAGAGTGGCGCAAGAAACGTGCATTGCTTGCAAGAACTACTAGAGAGGATATACAGCTTTACAAGCAGAATAGAGAAGCCCTCACGAAGTTTAATATTTCAATGGCTGATTTATCTGCCAAAATTGTGAGAGTTGCTCACCCTGCCATTAGATTATTCAATAATGCACTAAATAAGTTTTCTGACTGGGTTGACAGGCACGCCGATGATATTATCAGATTTTTGAAGATAACCGCCTCAGTGCTCACAGTTGCCCTCATTCCTGCCATAATCAGAATGTTGCCACTGTTAAAGGCTTTTGCATTGCGAATGCTTGCTAATCCTTTAACGTGGATAATTGTCGCTCTCGGTGCGTTAATCCTCTTGATAGATGATTTTGTGGTATGGCTTAATAACGGCAATAGCGCACTCGGTAAGTTTTGGGAAAAGCTTGGCTCACGAAAAGAACTTTTAGAATACATCAACAAAGCCCTTACCTTTATGAAGGAGCATATCGGTGATGTTTTAAAGGTTTTAGGCTATCTCGCAGGAGGATTCGTAGCGCTTAAAGTTGCCGGTGTTATTTTTGGCGGATTAATAAAAGTTGTTTCCACTTTTATTACTGTTGTAGGCGCACTGCATAAAGCGTTACTATTCTTGTGCGCAAATCCTGTCATCGCCTTTTTAACTTTGCTCTTATCGATTATTATGTGGGTAAAGTCGGCATGGGATAGAGCCGGTCAAGACTGGTCAAAAGTCGTTGACATTATGAAGCAAGATGTGATTGATTTTCTCAATCATTTTGGCGGTCTTGGTGACAAGTTAGCCGAATTTCATGCGTCAGTTATTCAGTTCGGCAAAGATGCGGTTCAGTGGTTTAGCGATGTCGGAAAGTCAATTAAAGAAAGCATTGAAAAGGCAATCGCAAGTGCTAAAAACGTCTGGAATAATTTTTGTGACACTATAGAGCGCTGGTATAACAAGATCATTGGTTTCTTTACTGATATTGGCAAAAAGATAAAAGAAGCTTTTTCTTTTGATAACATCAAAAAACAGTTAGACGGCATTCTGAAGAAGCTGAATCCTGCTAACTGGTTCAGTTCAGATGAAGCAGAAAGCGCAAACGGCGAGACTAAAAAGGGCTTCTGGAAATCACTTTTCGGCGGAGATGATAACGAGCAAGCTTCAAAAGCCCCATTAACTGAAACCGTTGCAGATTCTTTACAGAATTACAGCGATGCTATAAGCCCATCACAGAGAGCACAAAGCGCAGAATTAGCAAGACAGGAGAATATCAATAATCAGTCAAGCAAGAATATTAATAACAATATCAACATTAATACTGATTCGCCTACCGTTGCCCGTGCTGTGGTTGATGAAGCTAACGACTTAGCGGGCGATTCTGTTTATCAGAGCTCTTATCAGAGCAATCTTGCAATGTCTTAAAGGTGTTTAAATGGTTGATTATGTTGGCTCTTTTACAAAGGGCGCTGGTGCCGTTGCAAATCGTGTCGTAGATTATGGTAATAAGTGGTTAAACGGTAAGATTAATTACGGTTTAAACTATTTAGAAAACTATGCAAGACAATTCGATGTTTTAGGTTATCTGCCGGAAAAGTGGAACATTCTGACGAGCAACGGTGCAAAGGTTCTTGATTTTGATGCTTTTCATAAAGCTTCGGTGATGTCTGAAAGCAAAGTTATTCAGGCACCGGTTGAAGGCGGCTCTTTTGTAATGTATAACAAAACAAGTACTCCTTTAGAAGTCAACTGTGTTTTGATTAAAGCAGGGCTTCCTCCCTATCTGCAAGCTTATGTTGACCAGCTTCTATCATTAGTTGATTCTGTTGAGCTTGTCTCAATTGTCACCCCCGATAAAGAATATAAAAACATGAACTTGACTAAAGTCAGTTTTGACAGAAGCGCAGAAAATGGTGTTGACTTCATAAGCGCAGAATGCTCTTTTATTGAAGTGCGAGAGGTTGCCCTTGAATACACTTCCGCAAGGCTTGCCAAAAAGAAATCAAGAGGCAGACAGCAGGGGCAGACTTCCTTCTTGTCTATGGCTGGATTAGGAGGATTGTTTTCATGATCGAGATACCATTAGCCAAAACGCCTAACCAAGAATTTGAAATCGAGCTAGAGGGGCAGGCTTGCACAATTACCATAAGACAGCTAAATGATTATGTTTATATGTCGTTGTGGTTAGATTCTACTTTGATTGTAGAAAACGCAATCTGTATGCCCTTAGAACTGATATTGCAAGGCTCTAAGGCGCATCAGTTTAACGGTAATTTCCTTTTTTATGACGTTACCGCCCCGCAGGATTTGCAGGATAATCCCGATTATGAGGAATTTTCCGATAGATTTAAACTGTTGTATCTAACCGATTCTGAAATCGAGGCGTTAAAAGATGCAAACGATTAAGAATTACTACAGAAAGCCGGACGCTTCAGAGCTGAAGAATGTCTCTTTTGTCAAGCGCCGTTTGCGTGTTCAGCTAACACTTAGTAAGGGGCAGTTCAAGAATGGCGAAGGCAATTCAATCATAATTGATGACTTGGGTATTTCTGCAAAGATAGAGAAAACCGGTTTGCCGGACTTCGGCAAGGCTAGCGTAGAAATAACGGGGCTTTCGTTAGATGTAATGTCTCAGTTATCCACGCTTGCAATGCACCCGCTATTTGTGAGACGTAATTACATTAATATTTTTGCAGGAGATGACTACAACGGCTTTACTCAGATTTTTGCGGGGTCGATAACCAGTGCAAGCGCAGATTTTAACTCGGTGCCTGAGGTAAAGTTCAAGATAGAGGCAAGAATTGGCTTTTACGGCTCAGTCACAGCGCAAAGTCCAAACGCTATAAGCGGTTCTATGCCGGTATCTACTTTCATTAAGAATCAGGCAGAAAAAGCCGGCTTTACTTTCGAGAATCAAGGCGAAATCACAACACAGATAAAAAATTGTGTATTTACCGGCTCACCGATTGAGCAAGCTATTCAGGCATCAAAACAAGTCGGCGCAGAGCTTATAATTGACGATAATAAAATGATATTAATCGGCAACGGCGGCAAAGTTAAAGGCACTGTTCCGGTTCTATCTGCAACAAGCGGCATGATAGGCTATCCAGTAATGACGCAAAGCGGCATTGAAGTTAAAGCTATCTTTAATCCTGATTTCAGGTTTGCTGGGATAATTGAGATAAAAAGTGTGGTGCCTAAAGTCTCAGGGCAATGGCGAATAATTAAATTAAGCCATTCTCTAACTTCTAATCTGCCGAATTCGGGCGATTGGACTAGCTCTATTACCGCTTACTATCCGTCAATGTCCGGTGCTTGCGGTAAATTCGTCTAAGGTGCTTTATGTCTGAAATCAATGAAAACAATAAAAGAGGTGTGCAGGGCATCTATGCAAATACAACCTCTTACAATGCCGTGCAAACACAAGTCAATACAGCCCTACAGAAAATAGAAACAACTTTTCTCGGTAGGATTGATTCGTGCACCACATCAGGAAGTTCAGGCACGGGTACAGTCAACGCAACGCCATTAACTCAGATGATTGACGGCAATGGCAACGGCTATAAATCACCTTCCTACCCTGCCTTACCTCATTACAGAGTACAAGCCGGCATCGGTGCATTTATCGTGAATCCGGTTGCAGGGGATATAGGCGTTTTCTCTTGTACCAAGAGAGACCAGACAAACATCAACGCAAGCACTAAAGAACAGCAAGTACCGGCTTCAATGCGTTCTTTTTCTCCAAGTGATGCTGTTATGGTTGGCACTATTCACACAAAAGCGCCAACAGTTTGGATTGAGATTAAACAAGACAATACGATCGTTATTCATGCTCCAGCTGGTGTCACAATTGAAACTGATAAAACAGTCACAGTAAATGCTGGTACTTCGGTAGAAATCACATCACCTGAAACCAAGATAAACGGTCATCTAACTGTTACGGACGGTGTATCTGCAACTGGCGGAAGTGAGAACGGCATCAAGGTATCCGGCGATGTGGTTGCTGATACTGTTTCTTTGAAATCTCATACTCATTCCGGTGTGCAGTCCGGCAGTTCAAACACCGGCGCACCAAACGCATAAGGATTCTTTATGTCACAGCATACTATTTTACTTGGTGATGATTGGGATATTCACATAGATAGTGCCGGAAATATCCCGCATGTTTATGATGCTTATTCTGTAGCTCAGAATGTCGCTAATGCCTTTAAGCTTTTTACAAATGATGCATGGTATTTTGGTGAAAGGGGCATCGCTCACTTTTTAATTGAATTAAACGAGCACCCTAGAATTAATATTTTGAAGGTGCGCTTAAAGGAAACCGCTTTAAGCATTGATGGCGTTGCAGATTGTGAGATTCAGATAGTACATCTTGAAGGGCGTGACCTTTCCGGAGTTGCCAAGCTCACGTTAACCGATGGACAAGAGCTTAGATTGGAGATTAAATAATGCTGACTTTTGATAGTGAGACAGGTTTTTCTGTCTCAGAAGTGACCGACATTCGTGACGAGGTTGCTCAGTCATGGAAAGATGCTTTTCAGGAAACCGGAAAACCGGAATTAAATACAGATCCTGAAACACCTCAAGGACAGCTAATTGATTCACAAACCGCAAGCATTCAGCAAAAAGATGCAGAGCTTGCTTTTTTAGCAAATCAGTTTAATCCTAAAACCGCTTCGGGAATATGGCAAGATGCGCTTGCTAAGATTTATTTCTTGACCCGAAAACCTGCAATTGCATCAAGCTCTACATGCAAACTAACCGGTCTTTATGGCACTGTAATTGAAGCCGGTGCACAAATTAGAAGCTCTTATGATTCTACTTTATGGACTTTGCAGGAAACGGTGACAATCGGTGAGAATGGCACTATAGAAGGTGTATTTACTTGTAATGATGCCGGAGCAATAGAAGCCGGAGCAAACACTTTAAATCAGATAGTAACTACGGTTGCAGGGTGGGATTTAGTCACCAACGAAACCAGCGCAACGGTCGGGCAAGCAGAAGAGACACAGGCAAGCTTTGAAGCCCGCAGATATAATTCTGTTGCTTTAAATGCTCGTGGCACGGCATCGGCTGTATATGCTAGAGTTGCTAGGGTTGCGAATGTCATTGCTTGCTATGTAGTAGAAAACAAGACAAATCAGAATAAAGTCATAGACGGCTACACTCTAACACCTCACTCTATTTATGTGGCTGTTCTAGGCGATTCCGCTGATGATGATGCAATAGCAGAAGCCATTTATAAGACCGCTTCGGCTGGTTGCGATTATAATGGCAACACTTCAGTACAATACACAGATGAGTACACCGGAGCGATAGAAACCATAAAATTTGAACGCCCTGCCGCCTTTAATGTTTATGTTCAGGTGACTATTCAGGATATTAATCTGCCTGACGACTATGAGGATATTATTAAACAAGCTGTATATAATAATTTCTATGGTGCCGACACAGAAACAACCATTGCAGGAGAAGCTATTCTACGTGTAATTATGGGCGATGATGTGTATGCATCTAGGTTTATGCCATCAATCCTTAATGCTGAATTTTCTTCGTTGCTAAGCGTTCAGGTAAGCACTGACGGCGCTACATGGACGGATGCGGTGCATATACCGATTAATGGTGCCCCTACCCTCTCAACTGATAACATAATTATAAAAGTTGCGGAGTAAAAAAAATGGCTGATGATACTTTTTATATTGATAAAACTATACAAAGCCAGTACAGCGCAAGCCCGCACATAAAAGCCTTGGTAAATGCCTTTTGGGATTGTCTCAATCCGCAAGCTGACATAAAAAGCATTTATGACAACATGGTAAATATTAACACCGCTGTCGGCTTCGGCTTAGATGTGTGGGGCAGAATTGTTGCGGTAGGGCGTGAGTATGTGGCTGTAGCAGAAGATTATCCATATCTTGGATTCTCGGAAGAAGGTATTACTAATGCCCGTGCCTATCCTTTTGACAATGCTCCTTTTTACAGTCCTATTACCGGCAAGGTAAAGCTTTCTGATGATGCATATCGCACCTATATTTTTATCAAAGCAATGATAAACATAGGAGACAGTACACTATCAAGCTTAAATCGCATGATTGCGACCATGTTCCCTGATGCTGATATAAAAATACTTCATGTAGACACTATGAAGTTAAGAGTACTGATTATGTCTGAATTCAGTGAAGCCGATAAGGGTGCTCTGTTAAATCTTCAATGGTTGCCAACCGGTGTAGGGCTTGAAATCTATCACATCATAACGCCTACATTTGGCTTTGACGGCTCAGGATTAGAGCCATTCGACCAAGGCACTTTCGGATATGAAGATCCAATCGTTATCGAAGCAGATTAAATAAAGATTTTTTGAATTTTAGGAGATAAAAATGGCAGTTGTTACAGAACCAACCAAGTGGGCGGAAGCATTAGGCGCAAGCGCAGACGTAAACGAAATCCCTAGTACCTCACAAACCGGCGCTTCAATGCAGTCTATTTTCCCTCTAATCAATTCTTTGCCTATTCCGGCCGGTGGTGTTGCCCCGTCACGTAAGGACATTAACGGATTATTAAAGCTGTTAGGAGATAGCATTTATTACTTACAGCATGGCGGAAAATTCAGCTATGACGCAACTTTTGATTACGCTGTAGGTAACATTGTGATGTATAACAATGTTTTATATATGTGCATAACACCAAACGGTGCAAGCTCTACAGTGGTTAGTCCGGATTCCGACAAGACCTACTGGTATCCAATCATTAACAGTGACCCTTGGCAGAACTTCCCGACTGGTTATCAGATTAATTGGCTTTCAAAAAGTCCTATTCCTGATAACTGGTTCATCATGAACGGTCAATCCGTAAGTAAAACAACTTATGCAAATTTAAACGCTTTCTTAAATTCAGACGGTTCTCTTAATGATTCAAGTGACAGCACTAAATTCATAATTCCGGATATGACCGGCAGAGTATGGCAAGGTTGCTCTTCATATGACAATGTGCTAACTCCGCTTGAAGCAGGATTACCGAATATAAGTGGGTCTTTATTCGATATTCATG